AAATTGGCGAGCGTCGCCTTGTCGCTCGCCGTGCCGCCCGCGTCGCTGATCGTCAGCGTCTGGCGCGTCCCGTTGAGCCCGTCGGCGCGCGTCGTCTCCAGCGTCCCCACGCACGACATCGCCGCATTGCCGCTCTCAGAAATCCCCCAATGCGTCGCCACGCCCGAGGCCGTCGTGCACGGGCCGGTCGCGGTCCCGCTCGTCCCGACGAACAGGCCGTCGGTTCCCAGGATGTTGCCGGCCGGGTTGGTCGAGGCGCCGTAGACGTCGTTTTGCGTGTTGGGCACGTTGGGGCCGCCCTGCGGAAAGAACGTGCGCACCTGGTTCCAGATCGCCAAGGCCTCGAAGAACGCGCCCTGGCTCGATTGATGCAGCCCGTCGATGGTGTTGGCGGGGACCGGATTGCCCGCCGTCGCGCCGGTCTGGGCCGGATCGTTCCACAGATGATCGACGTCGACATAGATCACGGGGTTGATCAGGCCGCCATAGGTCGAAAGCCCCGTCGTCGAGACGATCTGGCCGTTCTGCGAGACCAGCGCGAGATTGCGCCGCCAGGCGTTGATGCGCAGCCGCTCCTGATCGTTGACCTGCGTCCAGCCGCCGATCCCGATCACGCGCGGCATGATCCCGACCAGCACGGTGCGGATGCCGCAGGCCTGCTCGGCCTGCAGGCCCGCCAGGGTGTTGGCGTTGATCTGCGCCTCGCTCAGCGCGCCCGACACGATGTCGTTGGTGCCGATGATGTTGATCGCCCAGTCGGGCTTGGCCTTGCAGACCTCCGACTGGATGCGCGCGATCCAGTTGGGCGTCGTGTCGCCGTTGACGCCCCAGCTGCCCGCGCCGCTCAGCGCGTAGCCGAAGGTCGGCGGGACCGTGCAGGCGACGTTGATGCTGAAGCTCGGGTTGGCGATATAGCCCGAGCCCTGCGCGGTCGCGTTGGGCTCGTTGATCGTCGTGCCGAGCACCGGCGTATTGCCGTTCGCGTCGGTGACGAAGGTCAGGTTGGCGGCCGCGTTGACCGGCGATCCCGTCGGCGTCGAAGGCGTGACGGTGACGGTCGTGTTGGCCGGGCAGCCGGTCCCGCGCTTGATGAAGCGGATATAGACGAGGCCGCCGTAATTGCCGGGATAGGCCTGGTTGACGTAGTCGATCACGAGGCCGCCGCCCGAGGCGACGCCGAGCCAGCCGATGATCGAATTGGCGTTGGTGCCGACCTGAAAGCTCGACCCCGTCGAGGCGTAGAGCGAGGTCGGCGGGTTCGACACCTGGCCCTGCACGCATTCGGAATCGCCGACGCAGGTCAGGATCGGGCCGGCGCGGAACGTGACGACGGGCGCGGGCGGCGGGATCGCCGGCGCGCCGGCCTCGGCCGCGAGGGGCGCGAAGGCGAGCCAGGCCGAGAGCGCGAGGCGGGTCAGGCGCATGGTCAGTTCCCGGTGATGGCGACGGCGTCGCTGACGTTGTCGGCGATCATCCAGATCGCGCTGAGATTGGTCACCGCGTAGGAGATCGACTGGCCCGCGACGAGCGGATAGCCGGGCGCGCCGCCGATCTGGTCGGTGACGGCGTTCGAGCCGCCGATGAAGATCGTCGCCGTGTTGGTTTTGAGCGCGGTGACGACCGCGCCGTTGACCACCGCCTGCGCGGCGGGCGCGCTGGCGCTGAGCCCCGGCGTGAACTGGATCGCGAAGATCGTGGCGGGGTTGGCCGCCTGCGTCGACAAGGTGCCCCCCAGCGCCTTCCAGATCGCCGACAGCCAGCCGGTGATCCCCAGGCCCCCGCTCGGCATCGAAGCGCCGGTGATCGCCGCGCCGCCGGGCTCGGCGAGGCTGTCGCTGGCGCGCACGATCGAGATCGATTGCGCCGAGGTCTTCTGGCCGCCGGTCAGCAGCGCCTCGGCGTTGCCGTTGGCGCCGCCGATGTCGATCTGCGCGACCTGCGTCTTCACGCCCAGGCCGAGCCGGTCGATCGTGCGCGTCGTGTCGCCGCCCGATCCGGCGTTGAGCGGAGTGTTGTCGGTCATGCGGGTCGAACCTCAGTTGACCGGGGCGCAGGCGATGTGGGCGTAGAGCGACAGCGTCGCGCCCGACGTCGTCGTCGCCGTCACGCTGAAGCGATAGACGACGCCGGCGATCCAGCCAGGGCCGGCGAATTGCGAGACCTTCGTCCCCGAGACCGTCCCGCTTCCCGACAGCAGCGCGGCGGCGGCGCCGTCCGTCCCCTCGAACGCCGCCAGCGACACCGAAATGACGGCGGCGAGGCTGTCGCCGGTCGGCAATTGCGCGGCGAAATCGATGCTGAGCGGCACGCGCTCCAGCGGATCGACGGTGGGAAAATCGCCGATCAAAGGCATGGCGAGCGCTTTCAGCACGAAGCCGCGCGCGGCGGCGAAAAGGGTGAAGCCGCGCGACGGCGCGGCGAGGCCGAACCCGCGCGGCGGCGCGGCGAGGAGCCAGGTCGGCGAGACAGGGACGCGAGCGCTTGAACCGCCCGACAGCAGCGATTGCAGCGCCAGCAGCATTATTGCAGGCCGGGCAGCAGTTCGAGGGTCGCCGCGATCAGCGTCACCGTGTCGGCGGCGTTGGCGAGCTGCAGCGTGACGCCGGCGGTCTGCGCGGCGGCGCTGTTGACGGTTGCGAAGGTCGGCGCGGCGCTGCTCGCGCCGACGAAACCGCTCGACGCGGTGATCGTCGCCTGCTGGCTCGCCGAGCCGCAATTGACGAAGCCCGAGCATAGGCCGAGCGTCAGCGTCGTCGTCGGGAAAGACGAGAAGAACGTTGTGCCGCCATATTTGAACAACGCGCCCTTGGTGTTGGCCGAGTTGTTGTTGGCGCTCATGATGGTGGCGCGCAGGCCGCCGTTGATGCCGATCAGGCCGCCCGGCACCGTCATGGCGAACGCCTGCACGCCCGAGGTGGTTTGCGTGTAGGCGCCGGGGCCGGTGGTGACGAAGGCGGTCGGCGAGGCCGGAATCGACGGCGTGCCGGCGGTGTAGACGTTGTTGTAAAGCGTCGCGGCGATAGTCGAGGAGAAGACCGCATAATACCAGCCCGCCGCGCTGGCCGCTGCGATCGCGCCCGCCGGCATGTAGACATAGGCCGCCGGATAGGCCTGCGCGACCGCCGTGATTCCGCTCAGCGCGCCGTTATTGCCCATCGTGCCCGACGAGGGGATGACGAACGGCACGCGCGAATGGCCGATGACGAGCGGCGCGGCGGCGACGAGGCCGTTGACCTCGTCATAGACGCCCTGCGCCGTGGTCCAGTGGTCGCCGTTGGCCGGCGCGGTCGGCGCGACGCCGGGGGCTAAATTGAGCGGCGCGGCGCTCGCGGTTCCCGCCAGCAACTGCAGCTGGCCGCTCGAAGCGGCGATGGTGATCGCGCTGTAATAGGTCGAGCCGTTCGGCGAGACCTTGAAGGTGAAATTGTCGGAGCCGATGAGGCCGATCTGGGCGCGGGCCGAGAACGCGTCCTGAAACAGCACCGAGGCCGTGTTGCCCGAGGCGCTCTTGTTGAGCGTGAAGCTGAAATTCGTCCCGTTGAACAGCGCGCTCGATCCGTAGACGCTCAGCGGGTTCGACGGATCGGCCGCCGTGCCGATTCCGACCGCTGCAAGGTTGGAGGCCGAGAGGTCGATCACGGTCCATTTCGCCGCGCCGTTCGTCTCCAGCGCCAGCACGCCGTTGGCGCTGGAGATCGAGGCGGAGGTCGCGCCGTTGATCGTGTCGGACCCGGCGCGGTTGATCGTGATCGTGTTGGTCGCCGAGGCCGCGCCCGACTCGTCGAAGATCGTCAGGCGATAGCCGACCGGAAACGCGCTCGCGGCGCAGAGCGTGACGGTGCGCGCCGCCGTGATCGCCGTGAAGGCGATGTTCCGGTCTGTGGTCAGCGCCGTGTAATTGGCGTCGGCGACCGGCGTGCGGCTCGGCGCGCCCGCCGCGACGTCGGAGAGATTGGCCAGCGCCACGCCGCCCGCCGTCGTCCCGTCGCCCAGATAGAGGCGCTTGACGTCGGTCGCCATGACGAGTTCGCCCTGCGCGGGCGTGAAAGCGGCGAGATTCGCCGCCGTGTCGCGGCGGTGTTTGACCTGGACCGACAAGAACGCCTCGCGGGGTTAGGAATGCGGCTCGAACGCGGTCAGCGCGTCGCGCCGGCGCTGCAAACGGCGGCCAAAAGGCTTAATTGCGCCAAGGGGTTGAGCGGGTTGAGCGGATTAAGCGGGCACAACGGGCTTAACGGGTTCAGCGGCGAAACCGGCGACGGCGCCGCGCATAGAGCCAGCACGCTCAACGGCGACCTCAGTCCCAGCGTCATCAAGGCGGTCAAAGGGTCCACGGACGTTTCCTTTTCTCGTTTCAGCTCGCGACGGCGCCCAGATCGACTAAGGCGACCGGCGCCGTAGCGACGTTCGGCCCCCAATCCTCGGCCGCCGTCGCCGGCGAGGTCACGTTGCCGAAATCGAGGTTTTGCCCATTCAGCATGGCTTGCGTGATCGGCCCCAGCGCCGACGCGCCGGTCGGCGTGTAGGGATAGACCGCGCAGGTCGACAGATCCTGCACGCCGGCCCCGAACACGTTGAACGACTGAAACTTGAAGTAAAGCGGCACGCCGATCCAGTTGGCCGGCAAGTTGTATTGCACCACCGCCGCGTCGAGCCGCGCGAACGGCGCGCCCGTCAGATGCGCGGCGGGCGCCGAGCCGTCGAGCCCGCGTTGCAGGCCCGTCAGATTATAGGCGTTCGCGCCCGTCAGCGTCGCGGTCTGATAGGCGAGCAATTCGCCGTCGACCAGCGACAGCGTCGAGCCGTTCTGCGCGCTGGCCGCGCTCGTGCCGGTCAGCGCGCCGCCGGATTCGGCGAGCGTCACGCTCAGCGTGTCGGTCACGTCCCAGCCGCTCGCCGACGCCAGCGGCGCGGTGAGGAAGCCCTGGCGCAAGGGCTGCGAGATCGTGGCGATCTGCGAATAGGTGACGTTGTCGACGCTGGCCCAGACGTAAGCCCCGCCCCAGTTCGGGTCGGCGATGCCGCCCGAGCCGCCCGACGCGCCGACCCAGACCTGCGCGACATTGCCCGTCGCGGCCGGCGGCGGCTCGTAGATCAGCGGCGCGTTGACGCTCGCCGCCGCCGCGCTCGGATTGGGCTGGAACGCGATGGCCGGGTTGGACGGGTTGAACGCGGGCTGGCCGACGCCGACGACCAGCTCCTCGGCGACGACCGTCAGCACGCCCTTTTCGTCTTCTTCGATGGAGACGATGCGCACCGGCGCCTGGGCGAGGCCGAGGTTGACGTCGGTGATCGTCACGATGTCCATCGAGTCGAGCAGGCAATATTCCCAGCTCAACTTGAAGGTGAATTTGGTGCGCACGTAGAGCTGGCGCTGCAGCAGCGTCTGGGCGACGACGGCGCCGATCAGCTCGTCGCAGATTTCATTGGCCTGGATCGCCGGGCCGATCCGCGCGCCGTAAAGCTCGATCTGGCTCTGGTCGCGCGCCTCGACCGGCGCCGCGCCATATTGGTTGTTGCGCGAGAGGCAATTGACGCGCTCGATGGTGGCCAGGCTGAACGGATCGACGCGGCTCGCCTGCACGGGGTCGCGATTGGCGCCGTCGGACACGAAATCGAGGTCGCCCAACGCATAGGCCGGCGTCAGGTTGGGGACATAGCCGACCGGGACGTTGACGCTCGCCGTGATCGTCACCGGCTTGCCCTCGTCCGCGCCGGCGAACACGTAAGTCCCGGCCGGCGTGATCCCGTATTGACCGGCGGCGGGCGGCGGCGAGGCGCCGTAATAGCTCAGCGCGACGCCGGTGAAGGCGTAGACGACGCCGCCGTCGGCGACGAAATTGCCGGGGCTCGACACCACAATGGTCGGGTTGGGATAGGAGCCGTCGGATTTCTGGCCCGGAATCGGAACGACGGCCTGATAGGTCTTCAGCGTCGCGCCCGAGGCGATCGCGGTGTCGCCGTAGGGGATGAACCGGAGCCGGCCGCCCGACCACACCGCCGCGCAATTGAGCAATTGCAGCCAGCGCGCCAGCACGCTCGACCCCTGCGCCGCGCTGACCAGCGCGGGCGAGAACGCGAGGCCCATCGCGCGGCAATAGCTTTGCAAAGACGCGTCGCCGCCCGAACCGTAGAGCGTCGTCAGGTCGATCGAGGCGGGGTCGAAACCGGCGCCGTATTGCGCGTTGGTGAGGAAATCGTAGATCACCTGCGCCGGGTCGGCGTCGATGCCGTTGACCCCGGTCCCGGCGAGCGGGCCGATCACCTCGAAATTGTGGTTGCCGATATTGGCCGAGCCGCCCAGACCGTAGTTGGCGGCGCAGACATAGGCGGTGCCCTGATAGGCGAGCGCCTCGGTCGGATATTGGGTCGAAAGGTAGCTCCACACGCTCTGCGGCGTCGTGCCCGTGAAAAGCGTCAGGCCGAGCGCGGCGAGCGTATAGGTCGACTGGTTCTTCCAGATGTAGCCGACGCCCGAAACAGGCCCCTCGCACAGCGCCAGCACCAGGTCGACGCTGTAATTGTAGCCGGTGGTCGGCGAGGCGAACAGGCCGCCCTTGCCTTGCTTGACGCCGTGGCTCTGGAAATTGGCGTAGAAGATCACATTGGGGCTGATCTTCGTCTGGCCCCAGAGAATCGGGATCGGCAGCGTGGCGACGCTGGTCTGGATCTGCAGCGCGGTGAAATCGGGCTTGACGCCGCTCGGCCTGCCGAAAAGCGCCGCCACTCAAACGCCCCAATAGCTGAAGACCTTCGCCTGGCCGAGCCGCTCGGCGATCCACGCGTTGCGGCCGATCTCCTCCTCGACGACGCAGCGCGCCGGCGCGAAGGCGTGGATCATCGTCAGCGGCTGGCTCGCCGTGACGATGCCGCCGTGGGCGAAGCAACGCCCGACGCGAAACAGCACGACGTCGCCGGGCTCAGGTCCTGAGCCTGTCGAAGGAGGAACCTCGCGGGCCCGGGCGAGCAGGAAGCCGAGATAGCGCTCGTCGTCGCGATGCAGCATCCAGTCCATCGTGTAGGGACGCGGATCGAACGGTTCGACGAGGCCGAGATCGCAAAACACGCGCACCAGGATCATCGCGCAATCGACGCCGAGTCCCGGCAGGTCGGCCATGTGATGATAGGGCGTGCCGAGCCAGCGCCGCGCGGCCGCGACGACGGCGGCGCGGCCCTCGGCTTCGCTCAGCGCTTGCGGCATGCGAACTTGATCCATTCGTCGGGGCCGATGCGGCGCAGCGTCTCGACCTTGCCGGCGCTCATCTGCGCCTGGCGCAGGCAGGCGAGCTCGTCGCGCTCTTCGCCCAGCACCATCACGTCGCGCGCGGTCGGCGGCTGGCACTCGGCGGGGTCCTGGCCGAGCGCGCAGACAAGGGCGAGGATGGAGAACATGGGGCCTCGTTGCGAGAGGGCGGCGTGGCGGCGCGTGCTTCGAGGCTCGCTACGCTCGCGCCTCAGCACGAGGGCGGTGGGCGCGGCGCGCGTCAGTAAGCGATTTGCGGCGGGGGTACGAAGGGGAAGCCTCGGAAATTGGCGAGGTTGGCGAACTTTGATTGACACGTGCCGCGCGTGTGGTCGCAGCCGAACGCGACGGTGAAGGCGTCGCCGGTCGCCGGGACGGCGGGCAGCGGGTACATCAGGGTCAGCGACGCGCCGGGCGCGGCGCTTTTCACCGTGGCGCGGACATTGGCGTTGACGCCGCTCGTGAACACGATCGAGCCCTGCGCGTGGCCGGCGAGCGCGGCGCTGGTCAGGATCGTCGAGGCGGTCGAACCGGCGCCGGCGGTCGCGCTGGCCGAATAGGTCCCCCGGATCACGCCGCAGCCGGAATCGTAGAGCGTGTGCGCGCAGGTCGCGGCGTAGAGGTTTCTGGGCATGTCGTAATCGAGGATCACGAGGTCGCTGGCGACGGTGAGCTGCGCCGAGGTGCGCCCGACCTGATCGACCGTCGAGACGCGGCCATGAAACAGCGTGACGCCGCCGATCACCGAGCCGCCGATCGCGGTGAGGAACACGCGGTCGCGCTGCACTTTCGCGCCGTCGAACGCGCCGTCGCGGATCGCCTGCAACGCCGGCGCGCCGGCGATCAGGTCGGTCGGCCGCGCGGCGATGACGATCTGCTGCTTGTCGACTTCGAGGCCGACGCTGGCTTTGTATTTGAGGCCCTGCACGAGCGGGCCGGACGAGGAGAACGTCGTCCCGCCATAGGTGACGGGCAGGTCGACGTTGGTCCAGGCGAGCACGGTTCCCACGCTCAGCGTGAAGGTGAAGCACTCGGCGAAACAGAGCGGCGCGTCGGCCGCGCCGCGCGCGGCGGCGATGGCGGCGAGGACGGGGGCGGTGGTCGACTTCATGAGAGAGGCGATAGGCAATAGGCGACAGGCAGGAGGGCCGAAACTGACATGTCCCGTTTCGCCTCGTCGTTTGATGCGGGATTTCGCGACATCGGCGAACTCCCTGCTGCCTACTGCCGAATGCCTACTGCCCGCGAAGCGATCGAAACTTGACGGTCTGGGCGCGCCAGAGATTGGCCATGAACTGCTCGAAATCGAGATCGTCGCCGTCGAAGCGGCACAGGAACGCGAAGGTGAAGCTCGCGGTGACGACGACGCCCGAGCCGGGCGCGGTTGCGAACACGAGGCTGTTGGGATTGGCGATCGACCAGCCCGAGGGTTGCGAGACGCCGTTGAAATAGACGCCGGCCACGCCGGTGACCCAGCCGACCGGCTCAACGAACCCGCCCAGCGAACGCGTGAGAGTGAACGTCGTCGTCGCGCCGTCGCCGGTCGCCACCGCGCCGTTGGCGACGACGGAGTCGGTCGGATCGACGTAAAGGAACGTCCCGAACTGGCCCTGGCATTGCAGGAACAGGCCCATCAGGCTTTGCAGCGAATTGGCGCCGAGCCCGCCATAGCCGGACCCGCCGTCGAGGCCGTCGAAGGTCAGCTCGAAATTCCAGATCGGGTTGGCGTAGAGCGCGTCGCGCACCTCGCGGCCCGAGACGTGGCTCGCCACCAAAGTCGAGAACGCGGGTTTCTTGTGGACGCTCCAGCCCTGGCCGGAGAGCGTCGGGAAGGTCGGCGGGGTCGGCAATCAAAACCTCACCGTCTGCAGCTTGACCATCCGCCAGCTCCACAGCAGCGCCATGAAGTTCTCGAAATCGGCCACGTCCTCGGCGAACCGGCACAGCCAGGGCGTCGCGAGCCCGGCGGGCGGGTCGGTCGGCGTGAACCAGAACAGAGCGTTGGCGCCGCCCTGCGCGAGATAGAAGCCGGCGATCGGCTGCAGCTCGGCGTTGGCGTCGGCGCGCAGCACGTCGTAGCTCAGTTCGATGTCGTAAAGCGCGTTGGCGCGGTCGGCCGCGCGGGTCTCGCGGCCCGAGACATGCGCCGCGATGCGCGTCGAGAAGCGCGGCTTGACGTGGACGCTCCAGCCCAGCGTCGCCAGCGCCGGGAAGGTCGGATAGGACCCCGGGCCCGGATCGGGCGACGGCGCGACGGGCGGCAGCGCGGTGCGGCCCGCGCCGATCCAGTTGCCCGCCGACCAGGCGCCCGCGTCGCCCCACACGTCGCCGCGCTCGGGGAACACCGGGAACGGGCGCGCGTCCCAGTTCCACGCGCAGCCGAACGCCGTCTCGATCAGCTTGACGCCGCCGACCGTCTGGTTGTGGGCGCGCCAGTAATCATAGACCGCGTTGAGCGCCAGCGCGAACAGAGTGTCGTCGCGCACCGGCGCGATTCCGCCGCCCGAGACGCTCTGCCATTGCGACCAGTACGGCGTCGCCGATTCGCTCGAGGTCGGCGTGAAGAACACGTTGGGCTGGTTGGTCCCCCGGTCGCAGGCCGGGAAGCCGTATTCGAGGAACACGATGGGCTTGGAATTGGCGACCCACGGCGTCGCCGGTCCCTGCTGAACGTAGCCGGCGCCGGCGTCATAGACCGCATGGTGCGGGTTGTTCCACCACCACCGCACTTGTTTGTTGGCCAGAATCTCCTGGCCGGCGAAATAGGGCTGACGGGTCTGGGTCGCGCGGTCGCCTTCGGGCAGGCTGACGATCAGGCCGGAGCCCAGCGGATCGTCGGCGGGGCCGCCGTTGGTTCCGTTGGCGTAGAACCAGTCGAACTTCTCGCCGCCCTCAATATTCGCATTCAAATAGGCGGTCGAATACAGCGTCGGGGCCCCCGCGAGGCCGAAGCCGCGCGTCGCGGGGCTCGCCACGGGCCACGACGTCGGCGCCGGGGCCTGCCAGTTCGCCGCGTCGAGGCCGCCCTGCGAGGTCCAGTCGCTCAGCGGCAGGTAATTGTCGAACGCGACGAAGTCGATATTCGTCGAGGCGTACAAGCTGTCCAGATGCGGCCATTGCCCGTTCGCTCCGGGATGCTGGAACCCCATCCAGTCCGACCAGTCGGCCGAATAGGCGATGAGGTTGGTCAGGCCGGCGAGGTTCTTCGTCAGGCCCGCCGCGTCGAACACGCCGCGCGCGTCGGCGGCGAGCTGCGTCAGGCCGGCGACGAACGGATAATCCCAGACCGCGTGGCCGGACCCGTCGAGCGTCCCGGCCCTGGTCCAGGCCGGGCCCCGGATCGTCTCCAGCCCGCGCAATTCCGAGCCGATCACGAACAGATCGACCCCGCCCGCGACCACCATCAGGTTCGCGTAATGCAGGATCATCCGCCGATAGGTCCAGTCGGTCGAAGAGCCCGAATAGGCGACGGTCTTGTTGCTCACATCCGGCGTAAATTGAGACGCTGTCGCGCTGCCCAGGAAGCTGTTGACGGCTACGGTCGCCGCAGCCGACACGTCGGGCGCATAGGTGATGCGGCCGCGCCACGGTTCGCCCGCGCCCGTGCCGAGCAGGAACGGGTAGAAGACGATTTTCAGCCCTCGCGCGCGCAAATCCTGCACGAGCCGCACGAGCGAGGAATCGCTTGGCGTGCCGCCGTAGATGAACGTCCCCGCGCCCGAGGTCGGAATGGGTATCAGACCCGAACTCGCCTGCGTCAGGCCCGAGCAGCGCCACACGTCCGCGCCGCCGGCGGCCCTTTGAAACGAGCCGCCGATATAGGTGGTCGAGGGATAGACGCGGCAGGCCGACGCGTCGGTCGAATCGAAGAACCAGGCGCAGACGATGCTGACCGTCCCGCATTCGGGATGCTGCGCCTGCAATTGATCGAGCGCGACGCCGCAATCGGTCTTGGCCGCGCCGGCGTAAGTATTGATCGCGGTCAAGGCGGGCTCGGTCGTGCGGCGGCCCAGCATCGCCACGGTGTCGTAAGTGAACTCGCCGGTCGCGGGCAGCAGATGCACGCCGCCGAGCCGGATCGCGACCGGCGCGGGCGGCGGCGGGGCGGGCGCCGACGACAGCAGCGAGGCGAGGGTCAGCAGCACGTCAAGCCTCGCCGCCGGCGCGCGGGGTCTTACAGCTTATGTAAGACGGAAAGATCAGCCGTCCGCCGGCAGCGCAACGCCGGCGGCGCTGAGCACGACGGCGGCGCGGGTCGAGGGCGGCGCGTCGGCGACGGCTCGCGTCGCCGGGCCTTCCGCGCAGACGAACGCGACCGGCGGGATGCGGTCGAGGAAACTGCGGCAATCGGCCAGATCCCAGGCCTCCTGGCGATCGGCGCCGAAATGGCGCCACGGCGCCTGGATCAGGTCGATCTCGGCGACGACGGTCAGCAACTCGCGCGACAGGAAATCCCGATAGCGACGCATCAGCGCCAGCGTCACCGGCGCGGCCGCCGCGACCGGCCTTCCCCACAGCGCCACGCCGCCGCCGATCAGCGGCAACGACGCCAGAGCGCGAAGAAAACCACGGCGCGGAAACGACGGATCGGACGCATGCATGACGAAAGGCTCCCCCGGACGGCCGCCGTCGGGGCGGCCGTCCCGCAATCCTTTCGACGCAGCGTAATGAATGTAGTGACATGCATGAGAAACGCATGTCAACGCATCCGAACGGCGCAACCAGCTTAATTCATGTAACGACATGCACGCTTGATGCATGTAATTCTTTGCCCTACGCCACCGCGCATGCCCGCCCAGAAGCTGAAGAACGACCGGATTTTCCAGATGCGGGTCTCGGCGGAGTTTTTGACGATGCTCGACGACTGGCGACGTGCGCAATCGCCGATCCCTTCGCGCGCCGAGGCGGTGCGGTTCCTCGTCGAGCATTCGGCCCGCAAGACCGGAAAAGCCGCGCCGATCAGCCGTTGACCCGCCGCAGCCCCAGATGCGCGCCGTCGCGCACCGCCTGGTTGATGACCTTCAGCATCTCGGTCTGGTTGCCGCGCAGCGCGCTGGCGACGCCCGGCCCATCCATCGCGGAGACGTGGAAATGCGTCTGCGGCGCGATCGAGACGCTCGACTTGGCCGGGGCCGCCTCGCCGCCGCCCGCCGCATTGTCGAGCATCTGGCGGAACGCGCCGGCCTGCGCGGCCGGCATGACGAGTTCGTTGCGGTGAACCATGGCGGGCATGTCTTCGGGGATCTTGTAGGCGCCGATGTCGAACGAGGCGAACGCCATCGTGCCGGCATAGGCGGCGGCGGCGGCGGCGGGGGCCAGCACCGGGCCGATCAACGGCACGCCGGCGACGGCGGCGAAGGCGCCGGCGGCGGCCCGCGCCGCGTCGCCCTGCACCGTCGTCGCGTCGACCGCCTTCTTGGCCGCCGCGCCGGCGATATGCTGCGCGGTCGAGGCGCTCTGCGTCGTCGCGTCGGAGGCGAGCCAGCCGGCGTTGATCGCCAGATGTTTGGCCAGATTGGCGGCGTCCTGCACGCCCCAGTCGAGGAAGAATTTGACGATGTCGTCGATCAGGCCCTTCAGCACGTTGCGAGTCGCATCGGCCCACGACGTCGTGCCGCTGAGCAGGCCGGAGACCTGGCCGTCGAGCGCCGAGGATATTTTCTTGGCCGCGAGGTTCCACGCCTGCGTCGTCTTGATCGCCGCCTGTTCCTGCGCCTGTTGAACCGCAAAGGCGTTTTCGAGGTCGAATATTTTCTGACGGCCCTTCAGTTCCGCGATCTTTGCGGCGCTGTTTCCCGCCAGCGCGATCTCGCTCGCATAGGCGCGATCAACCGCTGCTTTTTCCTCCTCCAGCGCTTGCAAAGTGAGCCGAAGCTTTTCGGCTTCCGTGATCTGTTTGGCCTGAGCTTCGAGGCCGTAGAGCTTGATCTTTTCGTGTGCAGCGGTCTCGACGACGGTGATCTGCTGGGCGAGCGTCTGTTGAGCGGCGGAGAGTTCGTCGCGCGCAGCCTTGTTCGAAGCTGCCCCGCCCGCTTTTTCGGCGGCTTGCCTGGCTTGCGCGAGCGCCTGTTCCGCCGCGATGGTCTTGGCGTTGCCCTCGCCGTAGATGCGGATCGCCTCGGCGACTTCCTTTTGCCGGATGGCGATGATTTCGGCGCTGTTCTTGCCGACCTCGGTGATCCTGAGATCGTCGCGGGCCTTGTTTTCCTCGAATTCCGCATCGCGGATTTGCAGCACCATCGCCGCCGCCTTCTGCTCGGCGGCCTCGCGCTGTTTGGCGTCGAGCGTCGGGTCGGCGGCGGCGGCCTGCAGACCCGGCAATTCCTGCTTGAGTTGACCCGAGCGCGGACCCTGATTCTGTTGATCGACGACGACGTTGTGTTTTTCTATCCGCTCCAGCGTCGTTCCGCCGTAGAGGCCGCCGACGGCCTCGTCGCGCAGGCGCTTCAGGCGATCTTGCGTAATCTCCAGCGAACGGTTGAGTTGCGCGATGCTCTCGGGGTCTTTGGTCGCCGCCAGCGCGTCCTGAAATTCTTTGACCTGCCCCTCGGCCGCCTTGATGCTCGACGCCGTCTGATCGACCTTGAGCGCGCTGGTCATCGCCTGCGCCAGCCGCGCCGCCGCGTCGCTCGCCATCTGGGCCTTGAGAATCCAGCGGCCCAGTTCCTCTTCGTTTTCCTTCACCTTCGCCGTCGATTGCGCCGTGGCGCCGGCAAGGAACCCTTGGGCCTGAGTGAACCCGTCGGTGCTCAGCATGGCGGCCGTAAGAGCCGTCATATTGGCTTCGGTCGCCTCCTGCTCTTTGTGCGCTTCAGACGAGACGTTGGAAAGCGAACGCGCCAGAATTTCCAGCACGTATTTGTAAGCGCTGACCTTGTCGCCCGCTGCGACGAAAGCGAGCGCGGAGCGTCGTTCCTCTTCGGTCAACAGGCGCGAACTGGCGAGGGTTTCGCCACCGCCTTTGGAGATGTCCGCGAAGGCCTTGGCGAGTTGCTCGCCAGTCTCCTGCGCCGTCTTTCCGTTGGCGATGAAGGCCGGCAAGTATTGCGAAGCGACGGCGGAGATCGCTTCGCCGACCGGCCCCAACGCGAGAAACGGCTTGATGAACGCCTGCGCGTTCGCGGCGCCGACGTTGCCCAGCCGCTGGACGGCGGAAAGCAATTCCGCCACGTCCTGTTTGCCGGCGACGAGGCCTTCCAGAGCCGCGTCGAAACGCACGCCCTTGATGGCTTCCCTTGTCGCAATTGCCTGATAGGCGAAATAGGCCATAGCGCCGCCAGCCGTCAGCAGAACGGCGCCAAGGCCCGCCCATTGGACGACCGCTGCGGGAATGCCCATCGACAGGATCTGGCCGATGCGGCCGCCTTCCATCGCAAGGGCGCGTAGCGGGTTCTGGCCTGCGGCGAGTTCGTCGGCGAGCGCCTTTACGACGTGGACGGACTCGGCGATCTGGACCGTCGATGCGCCGCTGGCGTGCCCGACCGCCTCCATGCCCTTGGCGGATTCGGCGCCGGCGTTCGCCAGCTTCGCAAGTTCGTCGCGAACGGTCGTCGCCGTGGACTTGGCCTGCCCGAGCCGCGCGCCGGCGGCGTTGAGCTTTTGGCCGAGTTCGGAATCGGCCGCCGCGCCGGTTTTCTGCATTTCTGCAGCCAGGCGCTGCATTTCGCGCGCGGTGGCGCGCACCTCGGCGTTGGCGCGGGCGAGATCGGCTTCGAGCTTGCCGGTGTCGGCGCCGAAATTGAGGTAGACGCTCTTATCGGCCATTTCGCCTCACAGCCCCAAAGCCGACGCGAGTTCGCGGGCGTTGACCGCGCCGGCGGCCCGGACCGGCTCGCCGGCGCGGGTCCGGCGGCGCACGCGGCCCGGCTTCAGCTTGAAATAAGCGGCGACGAGGCGCCCGACCGGCGGGTTGGCCGCCCAATAGGCCTCCATGTCGTGGTAATCGTCCATCGTCAGCGCGTCGATTTCGGCGAACGACATGCCGGCGTGGGTGGCCAAAGCGCCGTAGATTTCGGCGAGCTGGTCGAGCGCGTTTAGCGGGCCGCCGCCGCCGCTTCCCCCGGCGCGTCGTCCTTGCGGAACCCGGCGATGGTGAGGATCGTGCGCGCGGCGTCGGTCAGCTCCTGCGCCGTGCATTCGCTGTCTTCGTCGGCGCGAAAACCCTCGGCGCCGAAACGCGCGGTCCCCGCCTCGACGACGCGGGCGAAGCGGTCGAGCAAAGCCTCGGAGCCCAGATCGAGCGGCTCGTCCTGAATCCGCGCGATCGCCTTGACCTCGCCGAGCCGGAACCGCGCGATCTCGTAGGCGCGGCCCGCGACGCTGAATTTCGCCATGCTTGCGTCCCCGTTCAGGCCGTGTCGCCGAAGTTGAGCTGGCAAACCTGGCCCGCCGCATTGGCGTAGCATTGGAAGTCCATCTCGGGCATGACGAAGTCTTCGAGCTTGGTGCCGAAGTCGAGCTTTTCGGCCACGCAATTGTAGAGATACAACGAGAATTGCTTGCCGGTGGTCGGATCGTAGCCGAACAGATTGGCGGCGAAATTGATCGTCGGGCCGATCAGCGCCGTGCTGACCGCGATCTTCTGGCCGACCGCGCTGGCGGTGTATTGATAGCTCAGCAGCACGGCGGCGCTCGCGTCGGCGGCGGCGAACGTATAGACGCCGGCGGCGACCGAATATTGCCCGACCGTCGGGCCGGAGGCGACCTTCTTCAGCGGCAGGCCGGTCGCGGCGTAGACGACGCCCTGATCGTTGGTCCAGGTCGCGTTGTTGACGACGGTGATCGTATAGGCCGAGACGGCGGGAACCGCGCCCGCCTCGCCGAACTGCGTCTGCACCGAGCCGGCGACCGGCGCGGCGCCGAAGAACAGGCGGCCCAAAGCCTGGCCGGACAGCGAGGCGAGCTTGGCCTTGCCGGTCAGCTTGCGCGTGCCCGAACCGATCGCGACGGGAAAGTTGTTCTGGCCGTAGAGCGGCTTGATGGTCTGCGCGAGGCTGAGCGTCACTTCCTGCGCCAAGCCGAAATTGACCGAGACGCCGCTGGAATCCGTGCCGATCAGCACGCCGGAACCGAAGACATACATGGGATTACCCCTTCTTGAGCGCGGCGATCAGCGCCGGGATGAATTCGTGCGTGACGACGTCGGCGGCCTGCGCGCCCCGGAAAAACGGCGAGTTGGTGCAGCGTTCGTTGAACACGCGGTAGACGATGGCTTCCAGATCGGGCGCGGCGGGCGCGTCGGCGGGTCCGGGCGCGGCCGGCGAAACGTCGTCCATGGCAAACCTCTTGAAAAGAGCGCGCGCCGCCGTCAGGGCAGCACGATTTCGAACGGCACGATGGCCATGGCGAAGCCCGTGGTTTCGCCCGGCGCCTTGACGATCTCGCCCTCGATGCGAACGTGATAGACGAGGCCGCCCAGCGTGACGCGGCCCGAGCCGCTCTCGCGCAACGAAGTCATCAGCGCGTCGAGCGCGTCGAGCGCGTCGTTGACCACGGCGGCGGGGATGGCGGCGAGATCGGCGCCGCCGACGTTGTTGTAGATCGCCGCGGCGAATTTGAGCGCGCGGCGCGGCGGGCTCTGCGGCGAGGCGTTGTAATAGGTCTCCCCCGCCTCGGCGAGGAACAAAGCCGGGCTCAGCGCGGGCGTGACCTGCGTCGGCTCGAACAGGCGGCGCGCCGAGACCTTGAACTTGGCGATGGCGTGCAATTGCGTAAACAGCGCATTGGCCGCCTGCTCGCGCGTCGTCGGCATGGCTCAGCCTTTCGCCGCCGTCTCGGCGGCCTGCGTCAGCGTCGCCTCGATCTCGGCCTTGCGCGCTTCGAGCGCCGGGCCGAAGGCGGGATAGGCGGGGATATTGGCGCCGGGGTGATGGACGAGCCGCGCGAACACCGCGCCCGCGTCGCCCATGAATTTCAGCACGCGCGCGACGTTGGGCAGGATGTCGTGCGCGCCGGTGTCGGCGACGCCGTATTCGAGCAGATGCGCGAGCGGGTTGCTCGATCGCACATAGCCCGACACGCGATGCGTCTTGTCGGAGACGCCGCCGTAGATCGAGGCGAGATAGAGCCCCGGCTTCTTGCCGGTCGTGTGGATATGCGCCAGCGCGCGCGCGCGCACGTCCTGCGTCAGGCGCTGCTGCAGCGGGTCGAGCGCCTTTTTCAGCGCCTCGCGCACGCCGGGCAACAAATGCTCGTTCGGGCCGCTGGCGCGGTCGGCGATGACGACCTGAAACACCGGCATCAGGCGACCCCGCGCGCGATCATCTCGACGCAGCCGGCGAAGAACCGTTTGGAATTGTCGACGTCCTCGACCTGCAACCATTCGCCGGTCTCGGCGACGAGGATGCGGTCGCCCTTTTGCACGGGTAGCGGAAAGCCGGCCCCGGCCAGATCGTCCTTCATCGCCAGCACGCGCCGCGCCGATTGGGTGATCGCGCCGGGTTTGGAGGCGGAGAAACCTTCGCGCGACACGGCGGCGCCGTCCGGCGTGACGCTGCGCACCACCGCCGTGACGGTAGCGCTGGCGACGGCGGCGCCCGATCCCGGCGCGACGCGCTGGAACGTGACGGCCTGTCCCGCGACGGCGAAAGCCTCGCGATAGGCCGCGACGGTCGAAGCGTCGCTCACGGGATCACCGGGACGCGGTAGCGCTCCAGCTTGGCCTGGATCGAGGGCGGCATGTCGGTGTCGCCGCCGGGGCCGGTTCCGAACCAATAGGCGGTCTGCATCACGCCTTCGACGTTGCGCTCGCGGATCTGCGGGTCGCGCGTCTGCGCGTACCAACGCGCCTTGACCATCTCGGAAACCGCGTCCTGGATGTCGTTGGGGACCGCCGCATAGCCGGCCTGATAGAGGACCGTGACGGGCGTCTCGCACCAGTCGCGCGGGCGCGCGCGGCTATCGAGGCGGATCAGGCGGCCCAGCTCGGGGTCGACGACGAAGTCGACGCTTTCGGCGAGCGGGACCGGGCCGTTCGTCCGGGTCTCGATCACGGTGACGAACAGCGACGGCGCCTGCGCCGCGTAACTCGCGCCGAGGGGCGTAAGGCCGGGCTGATAAAACGGCAGCGCGCCCAGCGCGTAGGGCGAGCCCAGGCCGATCACGGCGCTGGCGGAGCCGCTGGCCGGCGTCGTCTCGACGTAGCTCAGGCCCGGTTGCGAATAATAGACGCGATAGCCGGTCGCCACGCCCGCCGCGTCGGGCGCCGGCGAAGCGGCCTGCGGCGCGGTGTTGGCGCGGCAATACAGCATGGCTTCGAGACTCGCCGCCGTCTCGCCCGCCGGCGTCACGTAGGTCATCTGCACCGACCAGGTCGTTTGCGGCTGGCCGGCGGAGGCGACGGCGGCGAGGACCGGCGGCGCCGGCGGCGCTATACCCGCCGGGCTCGGCGTCGCGATCAGCGGCCAGCGCTTCAATTGCAGCGCATCGCGACGATCGCGCAGCGCGCCGAGCCAGCCGTCGCGCCACGGCGTGACCCGGTCGAGCCGAGTCTCGGGCAGGATCGGATTGTTCATGAAGCGGATCGCCGCCGCCGAGGCGTCGGCGATGGCGAGGTTGAGATAGGCGTCGTTGAGCGTGCCGGTGACGCCGAGGCGGATTTTCAGGCTCGTGAGATCGACGAGATTGTAGGCCGAAGGCGCGACGACGATCTGGCTGAGATAGGAGCCGGGCCGCATCAGGGGCCGACGACGACGATCAGCGAGCCTTGCGCGTTGGCGCCCGCGC